ATGCAAGTGCAACCTGTTTCGGCGCGCTCGATGAGTGCGGCGCCGCCGATCGCGTCACCGACCGTATCCGAAGGCCGCCTCTTGCAGGCGGCTCTCGGCTACGCGGAGCGCGGCTGGCCGGTATTCCCCTGCAACACCAAAACCAAGCGCCCGCTGACCGAACACGGCTTCGAGGATGCGACCCTCGACGCGAGCGCGATCGGCGCCTGGTGGTCGCGCTATCCGACCGCGCTCATCGGCGTGCCGACCGGAGCGCCGATCGGCGCCTTCGTGCTCGACCTCGATGCCGGCACCGAGGAAAAGACCGGTGAAGTTTTTGAGCTTGAAGCGCTGCGCGCGGCCCTCGAGGCCGCGATCGGCGAGGCGCTGCCGGCGACGCTCACCGTCGACACGCCTCGCGGTGGGCAGCATCTCTATTTCAGGCTGCCGGAATCCTATGAAATGCCCGGTAACCGTGCCGGCTTGGTGCGGCGCGTCGACGTGCGCGGCGATGGGGGCTATGTGATTCTGCCGCCGTCGGCGCGAGCCGACGGCAAGTCCTACACCTGGGCAAATAAACGTGGCGATGCGGCGATAGCCGCAGCGCCGCCGCTCCTCCTCGACTTTATCCTGCGCCGCGGACGTTGGGCGCCAGGCGTGAGCGCTCCGGCCCCCGTCGCCCCCGCCACGGGCTTGCGGGGCGCGCCAGGGCCGTCCTCGCAAGCGGGCTGCGCATCTGAGGCCGTGCGGAAATACGCGCTCAGTGCCCTCGACAAAGAGGCGCGAGCGGTTGCCGGCGCTTTCGAAGGCGGCCGCAACGACCAGCTCAACCGATCGGCTTTCGCCCTGGCGCAGCTCGTGGCTGCCGGCGCGCTGGCCGAAGGCGTCGTGCGGGCTTCCCTTGAGGACGCGGCCGTCCGCTGCGGGCTCGCCGCCGCGGACGGCTGGGCGAGCGTGCGCAAGACCATCGAGAGCGGATTCCGGGGCGGCCTGGCCGAACCGCGGGATCATCTCCGCGAGATCGAGCGCAAGGCCGAGGAACGCGCGATCGACCGGCGCCATATGCAGCATGCCGGCATTGACCGCGGATATGCGGACGCTCGCGAAAACGCGCCCGCCCCGCAGCCCCTTTCAGGGGAGGAAGGCTCGCCAAGGCTCGCGACGGCACCGGCTGAAACAGAAAAGCGCCGGCTCGACGCTGCGGTTGCGAAATGTGCGCGGTTCGATCAGTCCGACACGGACAACGGCAAGCGGCTCATTGAGTATTTCGGCAATGATCTCCTTGTAATTGCGCAGGAAGGCCTTTCGGGCGGGGATTTTCTCGCCTGGACCGGCGCGCACTGGGACCTGGCCGGCGGCCTCGCGCGCGCCAATATGGTGGCGCAGCGCGTTGGCGACCTTATTCAAGTCGAGGCCGACGTGATGGAGGCGACGCCACGCGAGCGTGACGCGATCGACGCGGGTGAGGCCGCCAAGATTGATCTCCGCGCGCTCCTCGTCGAGATGCCGAAAGATCGTAAGACTTGGACAGATGCACAACGTGAGCGCGAGCGTGTTTTGCTCACGGCGATCGATGGCATGAAGCAGGCGCGCGCAGACCTCGACGATCGTAAAAAATCACGGCGCCGGTTCGGCGTCTCCTCGAAAAACTCGGCGCGAGTCGAGGGTATGCTCAAAATGGCGGCGCCCTGGTTGCGCCGTTCTCCCGACGCCTTCAACTGCGATCAGTACCTTGTTGCTTGTCGCACTCATACGCTGCGCTTCGTTCGCGAACGTGACGATGAATGCCCCGATCCCGACGTCCAGCGCTACAAGGCTCGTGTCGAGGCCATCGAAGGGCATCGCCGCGAGCACCTGATTACGGCCCTTGTCCCGGCCGACTACATTCCCGAGGCTCCGCCTGGCAAGTGGGAGGCATTCGTCTGTCGCTTTTTACCGCAACCGGAAAAGCGCCGCACCGTCCAGCAATTCTGCGGGCTCGGCCTATTCAACACGCCGATACAGCGCTTCATGTTCCATCACGGTACCGGCGCCAACGGCAAGAGCGTGTTTCTTGAAACCTATGCGCGCTTCCTTGGACCAAGCTTTGCGACCACGCTGCCGACTGAGTCCATCATCGGCCGCAATCAAAACAGTGGGGCCTCGGCTTCCCCCGATCTTGCGCGGCTTTACGGTAAGCGGGTGGTGCGCGTCACCGAGTTGGCGCCTGGTCAGCCGCTGCAGATCGAGGTGGTGAAGAAATTGACCGGCGGTGAGAGCATTCCCGTCCGTACGCTGTTCAAGGGCTTTTTCGAATTCCAGCCGACTGCTAAGCCGCACATGAGCGCGAACGGCTATCCGACCATCGATGATACGTCGAACGGAATCTGGCGCCGCATGATCTCGGTGCCATGGACTGAGACGATTGCCGAGTCCGACATGAAGGAGTTGAATGACGTGGTGAGCGATCTGCTCACCGATAGTGCTGGCATCTTCAATTGGCTGGTCGCCGGTGCACTCGATTACATGGCGAATGGGCTTGTGATTGCGGAGGAACTGCGCCACGCGACGGAAGAGTACCGCAACGAGATGGACACGGTTGGTCAATTTGTGCGCGACCACGTCGAGGCCGCACCTGGTGAGCAAGTGACGGCTCGCGAAATGTACGTCGCCTATCGTGCGTGGGCCGAGGCGAACGCCAAGCGTCCCGTTTTCGAGCAGCGCTTCTCGCGCGCCATGCGAACGAAGTTTACGCGCGATGACAAGCGCGTGGTGCGCTATCTTGATTGCCGCCTGCATGACTTGCCGGAGCGTATCGAACTACCACGGGCGCCATTTCCTCAACATTGCTCCGAACAGAGGTAGGGCTTTTTGCGAGGACTTGCGAGGAATTGCGGGCACTGTCGCGGAAGTCCTCGCGCCACTTTAGTTTCGATCTTTCAAATTGTTACGTCACAGCCGCGAGGACCGCGAGGACTGTCGCGCGCACGTATGTAAGCGGTGGGGTTTGGGGGAAATAATGGTTTTCTTTTTTCTTATATATAGAGAACTCCTCTCACTCCTCGCGAAATCAAAAAAATAGAAGATAAGTATAAGAAATATAAAGAGATTTTTACGCGAGGACTTGGTTCGGAATTCCTCGCAAGTCCTCGCGAGTCCTCGCGCGCTTTCTCTCCCCCAACATTGGGTGGCAAATGGCTTCACGTGTTTACGGGCATGTCATCGATCCGGGTGGCAACGTCATCGGTCGCGTCCGCGATTTGAAGGGCGGAGACAGTCCGGTCGGTCTTCGCGTCGACGTGCGCGGGATGGAAGAGGTTGCGGCTCGGCTGCAACAAACGGCAAAGCTTGTGCCGCAAGCGGCGGCGGCGGCTTTGACGGATACGGCGCAACAGACGCGTACGGCCGTCAAGGCGGCGCTGGTCGAGCAAACGGGCTTGCCATCGGCTGAGGTATTGAAGGCCCTTAAGGTCGCGCCCGCCTCGGCGGGATATCTGTCCGCGGCTATCGTTGCGACGGGGGCGTTTACTCGGCTCGCCAAGTTCAAGGCGCGGCAGACCCGCAAGGGCGTCAGTGCGGCACCGTGGGGCGAGCGGCGCGTCTTCCCGCATACGTTCATGATCGCAGCCTACGGGGGCAACGTGTACAAGCGGGCCGGGAAGGCCCGCTTCCCCCTGCATGCGCTGTACGGGCCGGCCATTCCGAAGGAAGCCGTGAAGGGTCAATCCGCCACGGCGTTCTATGGCGCTGTCCCGGCGGTGTTGGCGCGGCGGCTGGCGCACTACATGAGCCGCATCTTTTCGTGACGGCAAGCGCGGCGCACGCCGCGTCGCCGTCCGCGCCCTATTGGCGGGGCGCCCTCCTTTCCGATTGGCCATCCCTGCCGTGGCAGGGGCCTCCCGAGCAATTCCGCGGATATCAATAGGGGCCGATGGAAGGTCGCGGGCGGTTGTCTGCGTTCCTCACTGCTGAGGCCTCTCGCCGTTGGGTAAGGCAGGGACGGGGTTCGCCAACTTGGCGAACCCTACCTTCGGCCTCCGAAGGGTGGGAATTCCCCTACCCCCGTCGGGGGGTGGGAATGCCTTGCGGGTGGGCAGCCTGAGCGGATGGGAATGCGAGCGGGTCCTTCCTGGGCCACCCCCCTCACACGACCGCGCGGCGGCCCGAAAACGCGCTAGCAATTTGTGTTTCTGTGTGGGTTGATACTTATGGATCAAGGGTTTACGGCGCCTGCCCCAACCGACGTGACGGCGGCTGCGGCGCCCGAGTGGCTTTCGATCACCGCGCTGTCGGTGCGCGATGGCGTCTCCAAGCAGGCGATATCGAAGCGGGTTTTGCGCTTGGAGGCCGAGGGCTCGGTTAGCACGCGCCACACTCGGCACGGCGAGAAGTTCGTCAATGTTGCGCAGTTTGATCGCGCTATCGAGGATAGCTTTTTGCCGCAGCAGCAATCGGCCGACACGGTGCGCGAGCGACGCTTCGAGGAGTCCGGCTCCGCCAGGCTCGGCGACCCTACGCTGACGGACGCGCAGACCGCGAAGATTCTCGCCGAATCTGAAATCCGCAAGCTCGACCTGGCCGAGCGCCGCCGACTGACGCTGCCGATCGGCGGCGATCGTGGCGTCGAGGCGGCTATGACGCGCGCTGCCGGCGAGATTGTCCGCGTGCTCGACCGTATCCCGGCGCGGTCGGCCGACGTGACGGCCGCGGCCCGCAAGGAGGGCGAGCACGGCGTCCGTCGCCTGCTGCGGCAGCTCGTGGTCGACGTGCGCACCGCCGTCGCGACCGCGCTGCAAGCCCTGCATGCCGAAGGCGATATGGCCGAGGGCCGCGGCCCCTATCAGGTCGACCTGCCGCTTGCCGAGGATGACGCCGCATGAACGTCACGTTCACCAGCTCCGCGCTGGCCGTTGTCGCCGGTGCGCTGGCGGCTGCCCTCATGCCGTCGCCGCCGATGGAGCCCTCTGCCTGGGCGGCCGCGCACCTCGTCGTGCCGGACGGCGAATACGCCGGCCAGAAATTCGACCCGGCCATCACGCCGTATCTAAACGAGCCGATGGACGATCTTGGCCCGGATAGCCCGGTCAACGAGATCGCCGTGATGAAATCGGCGCAGACCGGCTTCACGCTCATGTTTCTCGGCGCCATCGGTCATTCGATCGACCGAGATCCTTGCGACATCCTCGTGGTGCAGCCGACCGATTCCGCGCTCGCCGATTTCAACAGCCAAAAGCTCCAGCGCGTCATCGACGCGACCCCGCCGCTGCGCGCCAAGGTCGCGCCGCAAACCTCGCGCTCGGGGAAAGCCTCGACCACGTATGAAAAGAAGTTCGGCGCGTCGTCGCTGATGCTCGCCATTGCCACGTCGGCCGCCGACCTCTCGTCCAAGACCATCAAGAAAGCCTTTTGCGACGAGGTCGACCGCTACCCCCCCGACGTGGATGGCCAGGGCTCACCGCTCGAGCTTGTCGATGGGCGCCAAACCGCCTTCAAGGCCGCCGGCACTTGGAAGCGCGCCTATATCTCGACGCCGACCATCAAGGATGCATCCGAGATCGAGGCCCGCTACGCGGCCGGCGATCAGCGCCGCTGGCAGGTGCGATGTCCTCACTGCGAGTCGGAATTCGCGTTCGAGTTCGGCAGCGGCACCGGCAATTTTCGCTTTGAGCCGACCTTTCCGCATAAGGCGCACTACGTCGCGCCGTGCTGTGGCGCCGTCATCGAGAGTTGGGAAAAAAACGCTCTTGTGCGCGCCGGCCGATGGGTAGCGACTGCCCCGGGGCCCGGCCGCTATCCGAGCTACCATTTTGACGCACTGTCCTCGCCGTTCGTTCCGTGGGACGATATCGCCAAGCAGTTTGTTGCCTGCGGCGACGATCCCGATCGGCTCAAGCCGTTCTATAACCTCGTGCTCGGCCTGCCGTGGGAGATTAGGGGCGATGCGCCCGACTACAAAAATCTCATGACGCGCCGCGAGGAGTACCGCCGCGGCCACATTCCGCGCGGGGCGTTATTGCTCACGGCCGCGGCCGACGTGCAGATGCGCGGCATTTACGTAGAGGTGTTGGCGCACGCGCCGAACCGCGAGAGCTGGCCGATTGAGGCGACCTATCTCGATGGCGAGACGACTGACTCCGACGCGGGCGCCTTCGCGGCGCTCACCGAACTTTATAACCGTTGGTGGCCTGATGCGTTCGGCGGCCAGTGGCATTTCGACGAGTTCGGCGTCGACTCCGGCTATCGGTCGAATGTCGTTTACGACTGGACGCGGCGCCACCCCGGCACCAGGGCGCTCAAGGGCGAGGATGGTTGGAGCCGGCCGGCGCTTTCGGTTGCCAGCGACGTCGACGTCGATTACCGCGGCCGGCGCATGAAGGGCGGCGCCAAGCTGCGCCGCGTCGGCACCTGGCCGCTCAAGTCGACGTTCTACAGCTTTGTTCGCCTTGAGGCCGCGTCGGTAGGTTCCCGGCTCGAATTTCCGGCCGGTTATTGCCACTTCGCCACCTGGCTGGACGATGTTTATTTTCAGCAGCTCACTTCGGAATATGTCGCCGATGAGCGTGTCCGCGGTCGGCCCCGCAAGGTGTGGAAGGTCCGCGGGCATCAGGAAAATCACTTCCTTGATTGCCGGGTCTACAATCTGGCGCTCGCCGATGCCTACTTTGCATCGTTCACGTCCGACGATTGGGCGCGCCGCGCCATGGAGCGCGCCATCCCGGCCGATTTGCGCGAGCCCGACCTATTTGCACCGCGGGAGTTCGCGGCGGTCGCCCCGGCGCCGCCCCCGCCAAACATGGCGGCGCAATCGCCGGCTGAGCCGCCGGCTTCCGAAGCCAAAGCGGCCTCGCCGCCCACGGTGTCACGAGGATCGGACCCGTTCTCCTTGTTGGAGCAGTTGAACCGGGGCGTGCACTAGGGGGTAATCCGCTGGTGGACGCGCGCGTGGCCTTGACAAATTACCACTTGAGCGGATTACCGCTCGCATGGCCTTCGAGTTCGATCTAGAAGATTCCCTGCCAATGCCAATCTGCGACGCGATGGGCGTGGAGATTGTCGAATTTGCGCTCGGCTACGACGTGGACCAGAATCATGCGATCATCATGTCTGTTATGCTTGTTCCGATTAAGAGCGCCCATGATATCCGATTTGGGATAAGAGAGCGTGATCTGGCTCACGAATGGAAGGTTACTGCCCCGGATTATAGCATAGCCAAGGTAAGACGCTACATTCCCAAAGATAAGAGACCACAAGTTCTTGCACTGTTGCTTGATGCGCTCCAAGTTCTTCTCAATAAGACTAAGCCAAAGTCGTTGACTATGGAGACTGCATTTGGCAATCTGCCTTCATCGGCCATCGCCAAATATGGTGCCATCAGCACCGCCGTGACGCAGTGTGGGTTTGAACTGGATCAACGATTTCGTGATGAAATCAGTGGTAAGGACTATTGGTCCTTTACGCCGCAGGGGACGGCTTGAGCTTGACTTGGGCCAAGATTATATGGCTTAAGGGAAATAATCGCGAGAGTGATGAGTAAAAAAACCTCCTGGAGTGCCGCATGACCAAGGCTCAGATTATAGCTATTACGGCTGAGTCGGCTCGGCTGGTGGCCGAGCAGAAGGTCGGTCACACGCCTATCAGCCAAAGGCATGCAGCGCGCATCGAGGAGCTTAAACAGCGCCGATCGCCGAGCCGTGTGGTGAGTGGGCAGGGATTGTCTGCGTCGTACGCCATGGGCGCTTCCGCTCGCAGCCGCGATTAATTTAGGGCGCTCCGCCCTCCGACCGCGCGCTGCGCCAGGAGGCCGCCCGCGTCATCCAGGCCTGGACGAGTACCTGGTGTCCGGTGCCGTTCCCGCCGCTCAACTGGGGCGACCTGTGCGACTAAATGACAAGGTCGCCCGAGGCACGGGCGGCCTTGCATTACCGGGTTGTGGTCGCAGCTCAATGGGCTGCATGCCTGGAGAATTCCAACCTTCGACATGTAGCTCAACGCAGACTGCCCTGGCCCCGTGCTGGGGCTTTTTTTGTGGTGCTTTGCTATGGGCTGCCCGAGCCGCCTGCGATGGTGGCGTCATCGGGCTCGGCGTCGTGCTGCTCCTCGCCGTCATCGCGGCTGCCGGCCGCCCATCCCGTTTGGCTGGGGTATCCATTCAACGACCCTAGCGAGGGCTCGGCGTCACCGGCGTCGAGGGCATCGCGAAGCTTGCGAGGCGCGGCGCGCCAGGCGTGGCGCTGGTCAACTTCGGTGGTGGCGCCGAGGCTCGGCTCGCACTCGCCGGTGGTGAATGTTTCCGCGTTCCACGCGGTCGCTTGGTTGATGACATTGCTTGCGCCGAGCGACGGTTCTTCGTCGGTGTCGGGCTCGGCGCCGTCGTGCTCATCTTCGCGATCGTCAGTGTTGCCGACCGCCCACGTCTCTTGCGATCGGCCTTCAAATGCTGCGTTGACGCTGCCGAGTGACGGCTCGGCCTCGCCGGCATCGAGCGCGGCACGGAGCCGGCGCGGGGACGGTTCCCAGGCATCGCGGTGATCTTCGTCATCCGTGGCGCCAAGGGATGGTTCGGGGTCCGCGTCGGGTTCGGCCTCGCCGTCATTGCCCGCCGCGGCGTCGGCCGCATCGAGCGCCGCAAGCAGGCGCTCCACCGCGGTCTCGATGCGCATGCGGAGCTTGGCGTCGACGGTGCCTACCGCGCGGTTTCCATAGCTTTTCGTGATAGGTTGGGACTTAGCCTGAGACATGTCTTAACCCCATGTTGACGGTTAGGCCTGCCGAGGTGCCTCTAACACCACGGCGGGCCGCTCATTTCGCATGTACGATATACGGCATATCTGAACCATTGTAAATATCCCCCATATCCGATATATTTTGCGTATGCCGCGCACAGAAGAATTTCCGATCAAATTTCAGCTAGCAATCACGGAAAAGATGGGCACTGCCATCAATGATTGGCGGCGCCGTCAGCCAGATATTCCGAATCGCTCCGAGGCCATCCGCCGCCTCGTCGAGGGCAGGCTGGCGGCGACACAGCCCATGGAACAGGGCAGCGAACAGTCAACATCCGACGCTTCCGCCATGGCTGGCCATCACATTGATCGGCTCGGCGATGCGTCGGCGACCGGCGAGGAACGGCAGACCAGGAAACGGCGGCTGCTCAAAGGGCCGTCAGAATTTCGGGATATGCGGGTCGATCAGCCAAAGAAAAAGCGCTGAGTTATGCTTGCGCCGGCCGATCCGAAGGCGCGGCTGCAGGGTTCGACAAAATGGCCAACCCAGAGTCGAACGCTGGCCCCTCTAAAAGCGCGGCTATGGTACGATGCGCGAAGGCTGACCGGAGACCGTCGCTTGCATCAACAACGCGACCCGCAAAGCGGATGGCTTGATCGACACGCAACAGAAAAGCCGTGCGGTAGTTCTCAGGGTCCTCGCCGTCGATTTCGTCCTCGATGCCGGGATCGTCATCGGACCGCGGCTTTAACCGCGGCGGCTTCGCCGGATAGCTCTTGCCGTCTTTGCCGACGCGCTTCTCAACTGGCAACTTATTGCCAGTTGCCTTGCGGACCTTCTGGACAGTGGTGTGATCGACTCCGATGTCCGCTGCGATGGCGCGATCCGGTTAGCCGGGCACGTAAGAAAGCAGGTGTTGCAAATGCAACACCTGAAAAACGCATCGGCAAAGACGGCCCCCCGGCCGGAAGGCGCGCCAGCGGGCGTTGCCGCCGAACTTGGCGATAATGAACGAATGCGTGAAAACCCGCCGCTTTTTAGGTGTCCACCCTGCCGGAATCGGAACACGCGCCCAGCGGGCGCCGTAAAGGCACCGCGCCTTGGCTGGGTTGTAGTAATCTAAAAACGTCGGGGTGGTGGTTACTAGCCTCGGCGAAAAAGGCCGGTGACGCTGGGCCGCACGTCTTTTTCGGCCGTGGCTTGGGAAATTTCGTCCGCCGCGGCCGTGGTGAGTTTGTTAGCATTCGTGATTGTAAGGCCCGTTTCCTTGTTGCGCCGTTGTGCTAGGGGCGCATGGTCGCGAGCGGCGTCGCTCCCGGTGGCTCGATGCGGCGTTCCGCGTAGTCCTTATCCATTCATCATCGACGTGTGTGCGTTGCGGGGTGGGAGGCCTTCGCCATGACAACAAACGTCGCTGTTGTTCTTTTTGATAAGGCTGCCGTCACGAGGCTGGGCACGCGGTCGCTTATTACCTCATGGCACCGCAAATGGGAATTGCGGCCGATGAGTCTATTTCTTCGATCGAATTAGATGCTGATGGAGGCGGAAGGTGTTGGGATTACGTCACCGAAATCGATCCGACAGCTAATCCGGAGACGTTGTATCGGTGGATCGAGGCGCGGGCGTTTATTCATGCATTCGGTGCCGCGGCCGAGGCCAAAGTACGGCAAAAAAGCTTTTGGGATGTATTCGAAAAGAGACACTGTGGGCAGGATGCGTTCGGTATCGCGGACGATTGTGGACGTGCCGGATTGTCAGATGCCCAGATGGGCGTCGCTCGTAAAGGACGTTGTCGAGTTGACGGCGGCATACCTCGCCTTGCCCTGGGTGGGGCCAGCCATTAATGCCATCACCCGAGTGCTCGTGCGACAAGGTAAAATCACAGGGAAGGGCGCAATAGCGATCATCCTGCGTGCGCAGGCCGAGAGCTGCTCGGCTGCCTGAAAGGTGTTGCCCCCATGGCGGCGCAAAAGCAAGCGATCGACATAGAGACGCTGGTGCAATGGGTGGTCCACGAGGAATCATTGAAGTGGCCCGCGCGATACGTTGAGCGGCTATGGAATATGTTCGCCGATTCCACTGCTCCACCGTTGAAGGAGATGCAAGAGTACGCTGCCCGCCGCGCCGCGCCGCGCATGCTCCATGTGCCGCCGCATCAGGATTCGATTACGATTGGAGATGCGCTTTGCAAGTTCGATTTTGCCTACGGCTTATCCGAATCGGAGGTCCGCCAAATCCTTGGAGGCCGGGCGGCGCTCGACCATGGAGTCGGAAATGCCCCGACGCCTTGCGTCACTGCGGGGTTGGCGATCCGGCCAAATCTCGGCGGTCTAATAGTCAGGCACGCGTTGATGCGCGGCGCGCCGATTGTTGACCAGAGGTCCCCTCGTCCCGAGCGCGAAAAGGGCTGCAATAGGCACCCGGTGGTTTTTTGTGCTGACATCGACGGCAAACTCTATGAGGCGCCGTCGGTCAAGAACCGACGGGGTGGCCCCAGCGACTTTGCCGGCGAGCCACGTTGCCGCCTGTTCTGGGTCGATCCGACACCCGTTGAAACCGCCGAACAGCGCATCGAATATACGCTCTGGTGGCGAGCGTTGGTATTGCTGGCGGACAAACTAAATGAGCTGCCCGACAGATTGCAGTGTTATGCGCCTGACCGTCCGAATCGGCCGGCTGCTCCTCGCCCCTTGCAGATGACGCTTGACGGGTATGCGATTTTTTAGCCATTATTGATTATCGAGCGATGATCGAATCAGTCCGTGAGCAACGCCTGATTCGCCGCCACTTTCCCCGGAAAATTCGACCCTCAAGCAAACCGTAGCACCTTTTTCGGCGCTCCGCGGCCCAACTCCGCGCGCGCTGGCGTCAGTGTTGGCGCACAAATGCGCATCTGCCGTGCCGACCCAGGAGCAGGCTGCCGAATTGCTCAACGTCGGGCGGCCTGACTTCACATAGGCGAGCGAACCGTTCGGCGCGTCAGACAGTCACCTGCGGCAAATGCCGCACCTGATCGAATTCACGTCGGCGCGTCGGGACGCTCGGTTTTGCTCTGATGCTTGCCGCCAACTGGCCTACCGCACACGGCGGGGCGCAGCCCCCCTTTTTTGGCCGTCCGCTGTTGAAAATTAAAGGAGAGCACATGCGCGACCTGTCCGCGCGCGCCGTGGCGTTTGCCGCCGGCTGCCGTCCCGAGGCTCTGTCGCAGTGGCGATTTTTCCACGTGCTGTGGGGCGAGCGTGTCGGCACGCATCTCATGTTTTCTGCACGTGAAGCCGTGCTGTGCGCGATTGTCCGCGTGCTGATCGAATTCGTGCAGACGCCTCGCGCCTGCCGGCTCGTCGCGGCCCACGCCGACGAAATTCTGCCGCCCGGCCTCGACGATCTTGCTTCGATCCCAGCGGCGCCTGTCGTTATCGAGTTCGGCGATGATGCGGACCCGAGTGCGGTCTTGGCAAGTCTGACCATTGACATTGCCGCGATCGGGCGACGTGTGGCCGCTCGCCTCGCCGCCTTCGCTGCCGCCAGCGGCGCGTCGTCTTCGTGAATTTTCAAACCGGCGCCCTTGCGCGCCATCGCGTTACATAGGGAGTCTTTCATGAGCATTTTGATTAACGGTGTGCCGCAATCTCGCCGCCCCGAATTTTCCGCCGAACAAGAGCGCCAAGCGCGCGCTGCTGCCGATCGGGCTCGATCCGCCGCGCAGCAGGCCGACATAGCCAACATGGTGCGCAAGGGGGCGTTGCCCAGCCGCGTCGCGCCGGTCGCTCGCGTCGTTGCGTCGACCGGCACGTCTGCCATGGAGAGCCTTCTTGCGAAGGCCGGCCTTGCACCGAACGGCGCCGCAACGCCATGGCCGAAGGACCCGCCCCCTGTGGTGGCCTCGTCTGGCACCTCCTCCATGGAACGCTTTCTCGGCAAGCGTGGCAGCGCGCCGCGCCACTCGGCCCGCGCGGAATGGCGCGAAGTAGAGACGCGTGCCGGTGCCGCGCCGGCTGCCGTGCCCGCCGCCGTTTCGTCTGGGGGTACGATGCCGTTGCCGGAAGGTGTCTCCCGGGTCGAGTATGACGCGATCCTGCAACGCTCTGGCAAGGGCGCCGCCGACCGGTTTGCTGCTGCGCGTGGCGACACCGTTCGCGAACAGAAGGCGCGTGGCGCCGCGGCAGGGAGTCCCAATATGCGATCCGTGTCGATCTCGACGATGCCGCCGGCCGGCGAGGTCGAAGCGGCTGCCGGTTCCTGTCCGGCCGACCGCGCTCGGCAGGCTGCCCTGGCGCTGATCGCGGATGCCATTCTCGATCCGGCGACCATTCGACCCGAAGACGCCGACCTAACCCGCGAGGAGCGAGCTGCGAAGATTTTGGCTTCGTCGGGCCTCAGGGCGGCGCTTGCCGCCGCATTAGGCGTCTCAATGCACATGGTGCGCGACGCGCTTCTTACCGTCGCCGATCCCGCAAAGGTATCGCCGGTCTCCTAACCATTTTTTTTCACCGCCACAAAGGACAATTCCAAATGAAGCCTTCTGAAAAATCATCTCCGCAAACCGCCGCTGATATTCGTGCCGAACTTGCGGACGCCAAGGAACGGGAAACCCGCGCCGTCGCCGCGCAAAAGGCGCATGCCGCGGCTCGTCCCGGCGTCGCCCTTCGCGGTACGGCGGAGGACTTGAAGAAACATGACGAGGTCGCCGCCGAGCAGTCGCGGGAGATTGAACGGCTCGATGCTGCCATCAAAGACTGCACTGCGCGGCTTGCCGCGGCCGAGGAAAGCGAGGCCGGCGAGACGCGTCGGCGCAAGTGCGAAGCGGCCCGCGCGCAAGGCGACGCCATTCGAAAGAAAGTGAGCGCGCGCTATCCCGTATTGGCCGGCGAACTTGCCGCGTTGCTCGCGGAGGAAAAGGCCGCCGACGAAGCGATAATGGCGGCAAACCGCACCATGCCTCCCGGCGCCGGCATCGACAGCGTCGAAGTCGGCATGCGCACCTTTCCGGGAAAGGCGCGTCGGGACCCGCTGTGGCAAACGGTTGCGTTGCCGGGATTCGCGCCGGATGACCGGCCATATTGGCCGCCCGTTCGTGTTGCTGCGACTTCTGCTGGTGCGACCGCGCCCGCCGCTTCCGTTCGGCCAATTCCTCCGCCGGCGACGCCAAGTCGAGGTGCGCAATTCCACACTCTGTCACGCCAGGGTGCCGCTTAGATCATCCTCGCGCGTTGCCGGATGGTCCTTTGCCGGCGCCGCGCTTGCGGCTCGGCGGGGCTCTCCATGACCCGCCGGGGCCGCGCCGTTTCGAACTTACCGGCGACTGCCAAACTCCGCTGCCTGGCACGGCCGGCCACAGCGCAAACACGGTCTCGATCGAGGGTCGGTGGTTGCCGGCCCGGTGCGTCAAGGGTTGTTCCGCACCCGGGTCATTCATAACCGAAATCGAGACAAACAGTAGCGGCGTGGCTTGGACCCGGAATTCGCCGGGAGGGGCCGCGCCGCTATCGGCCAACACCTTAAATTCATGCGGAGACTCGTAGCAAAGTTTTGCAATGAGTCCGTGCCCCTTGTTGTGCCGGCGATTGCCTTTCGGCGCCGGCTCAACATGCGCGCCGGGTTGAGCATGAAACTCGCCCGGCGCGCGTCCTTTCTCTCACCTTGAACGAGGATCGCTCATGTTCCAACCACTGGCCTATTTTGCCGCGCTCGGCGACGTCGTGCTGCTCTCGTCGCGCATTGCGCGCGAGATCGCACAGGCCGAAGGCCTCGACCTCGAAGCGGAGACAGCCGTCGCCGGTCGCGCCTTCGATCGCGCGATCGCCGCCGGCTGCCTGGCCGTCGCCGCGCAGCGCCGTGCGCCGCCCGGCGATTCCGCCGCACCCGTTGCCGCCACTCGCGATGGACTGCACCGCGCTTTACCTGCCGACCAGGCCGACAAGCTTGCTGGCGTCGTCCGCGTGCTCGATGCCGTCTCACCCACGTTGCGCGCGCTCGAAGTTGCGGCTCGCGCCGCGCCAGCGTTGCGCGTCATGGACATTCTCGCCGCCGCGTGACCCGCGGCATCTTCATCTGCAACCGGAGATCACTCCAATGCCGACCAAGACTATCCAACTCGAAAAACCCATCCAGGGCCATCATGGCGCGATTACCAGCGTCACCCTTCGTGAGCCGACCGGCCGCGAGTTCATCCAGCTTGGCGAGCCCCGCTCGATGAGCAAGGCGCCGGACGGCTCGATCAAGTTCGCCGAGGACTTTGCCGTGGTCAAAGGCTACCTCGAACGGTGCGTGGATGTCGGGGGCGCGGTCGCCCAGATCGTGCTCAACAACGGCACGCTGCGAGACATGCTTGCGCTGCGCGACGGGGTCTTAAGTTTTTTCGACGAGGCGGTGACATCGCCGCCGCCCTCCGCATCCTTGCCCTCGATCTAAAGCTTGTGAGCCTTGCCGAGGCCGGGTCGCTAAGCTTCTCGGAAATCAGCTGGTGGATCGAGCAGCTCGTGGAACGCAAACAACTAAATCGGAGCTAATGCAGTCGTGACTCAAACTTTGCGTTCCGACCTCATCATCTCGGCACAGGACAAGACCGGCGGCGTCATCGAGCGGATTGCCGGCAAGTTCGCCGGCCTGGTCGGCTCGATGTCCAAGATGGATGCCACCATGGCCCGCTTCGGGCGGACCATGCGTTGGGGTGGCGATTTTCAAAAAGAGCTCGATAAACTCAAGCTCGGCGGCGCCGAGCTTGACCGGCTCGCCGCGTCGTGGGATCGGCTGCAAGCAAAGTTCCGCGCGACGCCCACGTCAATGAACGAGATGACCGCCGCGACCGAGCGGTGGAAAAATTCAACGCTTTCGGGGCTGCGCGCTGTCACCTCGCAAACGGAGCGGCTGGAGCGCATCCAGCGCGGGATGGGCCGCCTCGTCGGCGGCCTGGGCGGCGCCTACGTCGGCCAGCGTATTGCGCGCACGGGTTTGGAAAAGATCGCCGAGGGCCAACGCGAAGGCGCGCGCCAATATGCCGCCGGCTTTAAGCCCGAGGAGATTCCTCTCGTCGCCGCGAAGGCCCGTGAGATCAGCGCGAAATATCCCTCCGTAGGGCAAGTGGGGGTGGCAGAGCATATTCGCTTACTGGTCGGTCGGTTCGGTTCGCTCCCTCATGCCCTCGACACCGTGGAGGACCTCGTAAAGGCGCAGGTCGTGTTGAAGACTGTGACCGGTGGTCAGGAATCGGCCCACGATCTTGAGCGCCTGGTGCTCGGCGAGGAGAGCCTTGGCCTCGGGGCGGACCCGGCAAAATTCCGGCGCATGCTGAGTGCGTTCGTCAAGGCGAAAAGTCTTTTTCCCGATATCAAGGGCGAGGACTTCCGCGTGTTCATGGCGCGGGCCAACGCCAGCAAGTATGCGCTGAGTGAGGATTTTCTCGCCAACGTCGCGCCAACTTTAATCCAGCACGAGGGCGCAGCGCAATTTGGCACGAGCATGTCGTCGGCATTTTCCGCACTGATCGGGGAGCGGCAGACCAAGGAGGCGAAGGCGACGATGCGGAAATATGGTCTGCTCGACAAGAGCGGCCACCTCGCCAAGGCACGGCTCTTCGAGGAGCACCCCGAACAGTGGGCAAAGGATTTCCTGCTTCCGCATTTGGAGAAGAAGGGCATCAAGCTCGACGACGAGCACCGGCCTGAGTTGGTCGAGGCCGTCACGCGCATGTTTTCCAACCGGAAGGTTGGCGATTTGTTTGCGAGTCTGCTCATCAATAAGGACCTGATTGCGAAAGATCGCGAACGCTTGTCGGCGGCCAAGGGCCTTGAAGCGGCCGATGAGGTGCGCCAACGCGACCCGTTCGTGGCCGCGCAGGGCGTCTCCGAACAGATCTGGAATTTCCTACAGAACGTCGGCGGCCCCTACGGCGAGCGAGCCGCGGCCGTGCTCAATTCGATCGCGGACTCCATCGGCCGCATGGCGAAGTCGATGGGAGAGGACCCGAAAACGGCGGCCTATGTCGGCGCCGGTGTGGCGGCTGGCGGCGCGGCCGCAGTCTACGGCAGCGCCAAGGCCTTCGGGTGGGGCGCCAGGAAGTTTTTGCGCAGCGTCCTTGGTCCTGGCGGCGAGGAGCGTCCGATCATTTCGACCGATGCCCCGCCGGATGTGACTATCAGCGGTGGCAAGACAACCTACGCGAAGCCACTGGAGTGGTGGGAGAAGCTGCCCGGCCGCGTGCCTGAGTGGGTAAAGAACGCGGGCGGCGCGGGTATCGGCAGCTTTTTAATGCCGATCATCGGCATTGCCTCCCAGCCCGACATCAAGACCAAGACACGCGGCGGCGAGTCCATGGCAAAGGCGCTCAAGCGATTTCGCGATGGCGCATCGCCGTGGTGGCCGAGCCTTATGCCGTCGGGGCTGCCGACCGACGCCGTCCCTGACGCTTCATGGCACCGCCAACCGTGGCTTGACGTTTCCCCGTGGGGGCCAGGTGCGTCGAGCTATTCCCTTGGGAAGGGTGCCGCCGAGCCGGTCAAGGCCGAGATTGAAGGCAACGCGACGCTGAAGGTCGATGTCGACGTGAAACCGTCGCCGAGCTTCCTCACCGAAATCAGAACCACCATGGACAACAAGATCAACGCATTCCGCCAGTCCGGCGCGCCAGCGACGGGCACCTCGGGGGCGGTCGGTGTCTCGATGCCGGAAGCGTCGTCGGCGCATCAGTAAATTTGCAGGAAAAGATCAAATGACCTCCGCTGCCCAACAGGCAATCGAGGCTCGGCACGCGGGCCTTGAGTCGCTCGTGGAGAGCTATTTCGGCCCCGTGTCGCTTACGGTGAGCATCGCCTCAATCAATGATCGTGCCGGCGGTCAGATGATCATGGCGCACCCGAGGCACAGCAAGCGCGAAATCGCTCAACGGCTGCGGCTCTGCGCCGACATCCTCGAAAGCGATCCGAGGGCGAAATGATCCGGCAGGGCGACGCATGCAGCGCTCGGACGATGACATTATTCGAGACTTTCTCGACACGCTCAACCGACTGATCCTCCCCGCTCATGAGGCTTGGCGCCGCCGCTTGCGCGCTCGCGCGATCGCCGGGCCGGTAAATCTCGCCAAGTTGGCGACAATTCCGTCGACGGTTCCACAAGAGAGAAAGAACATGCCTCCTGTTTCTAAAGACGATACCGGTGACGCTCCCATCGCCGTCGCTCCCGCTCCGCTTGGCGTCCATGACGGCGTGGCAATATGGGTCCGCGCCATCTGGCGCTCCGGCGGCGTGGGCTTTGTCTATGCCACCGATCACGGCCTCGGCGTCGGCGATACGATCGTCGTGCGGACCTTTCGGGACTTCGACGGCGCCCACAAAATTTCCGCCGTCGCAGACGATGGCACGATCTCGTTTCCGAATTCGGGCCAGGATACGCCGCGCTTTAACAATCCGTTTTCTAACAGCGCTTGGCGGTTCGCGCGCGGCCATAAGCAGGAATCGGTTCATGCCTGAGAGCGTGCTTGCGATCGTCGCCCGCGGCCTGGCCGACGGGATTGATCCCGGGGGGGCGCCGCACATAGCGCGCCTCTCGCGCGGTGCGCGGTTTAGCGCTTCCCCAAACGCAAGACCCAACGAGGCGCCGTTCGAACTATTCACTATTGAGGAAGCCGCCAGGAGGTTGTGCAAGAGCCGGCGTTGGCTTCAGGACTTCCTTCGCGATCATAGCCACGATCTCCACGGGCGCCCCTTCTACCGGCTTGCGGGGCGCACTAAACTGTTCTCCACGGTCGACCTCGGCCGGCTATATGAGGCGCTCCCATGCCCATCAGGCCCATCCCGCCCCGCGCCGGCAAAACGCCTTACTGGTACGGGCGCGGCTCGCATCTCGGGCGACGTGTTAACCGAAGCACGCAAGCTCGTGAGCGGCGACTTGCCCTCAAGATCATTCACAAATGGGAACGCGAAATCGAGCGCGGCGAGTTTGCGGAGCCCGGCGAGCCGACCTTCGCGGGCGCTGTCGCGACCTACATAAAATCGGGCGGTGAGCGGCGAGTGCTCGGCCCGCTGCTTGAACACTTCAAGACGACACCCCTTAAGCGCATCGACCAGGCGGCGATCGATGCCGCTGCCGATGCGTTGTATCCCTCCGCCTCGTCGGCCACACGCAACCGCAACGTCTACACACCTATGTCGGCGGTCCTAAAGCGCGCCGGGGCGCAATATGATTTCCGCGTCAGGCGCCCGAAGGGTTCTGCCGGCCGGCGCCTAAGCGAGTGGCTGTGGCCGGAACAGGCGTTCAGCTTGTTCGAAGCGGCCGACGGGCTCGACGCTGAGTTCGGGCTATTGCTGCGCGTTCTCACCTATACGGGATGCCGTCTCGGCGAGATGCTGGCGCTCAATTGCGATGATCTGCGGGTCAGTGAGGCCTTTGCTTTTGTGCGCGTGTCGAAGAACGGCGACCCGCAGCCGGTGTTTTTGCCGCCCGTGTTGGTGGCGGCGCTTGCTAATCATCCGCGCGGGCTTGAGCGCGGCAAGGCTCGTGTGTTTCGTTTTGCTAAGAGTGGGCACATCTATTCGCTCCTCCGCGCCGCCGCGGCTCATGCCGCCGTCACGCTTCCTGATCGCCAGGCCTTTCACATATTGCGCCACACCTACGCGACGTGGATGCGGCGCTATGGTGGCCTCGATACCGCCGGGCTTGTCGGCACTCAGCGGTGGAAGGACCTGAAGTCGGCCGACCGTTATACCCACGTGGTCGTGGGCGAGGAGGCGCGCCGCGCCGCATCGCTCCCGGTGGAAACCGGGCCGCGTGGAGTAAACGTGGACTACGCCACCAAGCGACGCTAA